CTGGTGGCCCCCGCGCCCTCCACCAGCGCCTCCCTCGAAATCTCCTACGTGCAGATCCCCACCTCCATTGGCAGCGTGGGCACCTCCACCAATTGGCTCACGGAGTATGCCCCTGAGGCGCTCTTCTACGGGTGCATGCAGGAAGCCTGCATGTTCATGAAGAACTACCAGGCCGCCGCCCTCTGGGAGGGCAAGTACCAGGACGCCGTCGGGAAGCTGCGCAACGAGGCCCGGCGTACCCGCCAGGATGACAACCTCAACAACAACTCGCCCGCTGGCGGCGACAACACCCTCCAGGGAGGCGTGTAATGCCCTCTACTTACAGTTCCTCCCTCCGTTTGGAACTCCAAGCCACCGGCGAAAATGCCAACACGTGGGGAGTCAAAACCAACAACAACCTCAACCTCCTGCAGCAGGCCATCGCGGGCTACGAGGCCATCGACATCTCGGGGGGCTCCTCCTACGTGGTGAGTGCCGCCGACGGCGTGTCCGACCAGGCCCGCAATGCCGTCCTCGACCTCACGGGTACCGTTACCTCCGCCATCTCGGTGGTGGTGCCCGACGTGGAAAAGACCTACTGGGTGCGCTGCCGCGCCTCTGGGGCCAATGTCACATTCCGCACCTCGGCGGGCACAGGCGTGGTGCTTCCCCGCGACCTCTGGGTCTTCCTGGTGGCCACGGGTACCAGCGTCATCAATGCGCTGCCACCCTTTGCCCAACTCAGCGCCGCTAATACCTTCACGGGCATCAACACCTTCACCTCCGTCCTCAACATCAACGGGACCCTCAGTGTCACCAATGCTTCGGCTGTGCGCGTAGTCCTGGGTATTACCAGCGCCACCGATAGCGTGGCTGGCATCCTGCGCTTGGCGGACACCTCCTCCGCCCTGGTGGGAACCGACGCCCAGAGGGCCGTCACCCCTGAAGCTGCCAAGGCGGTAACCTCCCGAGTCCAGCAGAACGTGCAGGCTTCGGTCTATTCCTTCGTCAGCGCCGATGCGGGCAAGCATGTCTTCCATCCCGCTTCCGCCACCAGCACCGCAACCTACACCATCCCCAGCAACGCCTCGGTAGCATTCGCGGTGGGCACGGTCATCACCGTCATCAACCACACCTCTGCGGGGCCCATCGATCTCAGCATCACCTCGGACACCCTCTACAATTCCCAGGATGGGGCCGTGGGGGCGCGCCAGGTTGCTGCCGCCGGTCTCGCCACCATCGTCAAGATCGCCAACACCGAGTGGGTCATCTCGGGCATCGGAGTCTCGTAATGTCCGCAATCCACCAAGTTTTGCTGGCCGGCAGCGGCGCTAGCTTCCAAATCCAGAACTCGCTGCGCTTCCGGTGGAGCAACACGGGCTACCTGTCGCGCACCGCTGGAGCATCCCCCACCAACGACAAGATCTTCACTTGGGCCGGGTGGGTTAAGCTTGGATTGGCCGTTACCAACAGCAACGATTACGGAGTCCTGTTCACCGGCTACACCGCAAGCAGCGACGCAGGATTTGGCGTTCTTACAGTCTCAAATCAGGTAGCAGGATTCCCTGCAATAAGAGTTGGTGGGTGGGCAACAAACTATCGCATCACTTCTGCCGCCTTCCGCGATCCTTCTGCTTGGTATCACATCGTCATGGCTGTGGATACGACACAAGCCACGGCGTCTGATCGCATCAAGCTCTACGTCAACGGAACCCAGATCACTTCGTTTGGCACTAACAACAACCCCGCGCTTAACGCCACGATGGGTTTCAACAACGCATCTTCGGCGCAGCGCGTTGGTCTTGATGCCCCGGCGTCTGGTTCATTTCATTTTGACGGCTACATGGCCCATGTCTACTTCATCGACGGCCAAGCCCTGACGCCCTCTAGCTTCGGCCAGACCGATGCCACCACAGGCGTGTGGGTTCCGAAGGCGTATAGCGGCACGTTTGGCACCAACGGCTTCTTCCTCCAGTTCAAGGACGCCGCCAGCACCACGACCATCGGCTACGACACCTCAGGCAACTCCAACAACTTCACGACGAGCGGCATCTCGGTGACGAGCGGCGTGACGTTCGACCAGATGACCGACACGCCGACGAACAACTATCCGATGTGGTCTCCAATCGATAAAGGCACAGTGACGGTCAGCGAAGCCAACATGGCTGCTGTTCCGGCTGCCGATGTTCACGCCATACGCGCCACGGTTGGACTTCCTGCAACGGGGAAGTGGTACTGGGAAATCGCGGTGTCCGCCCTTGGCTACGGCACGGGTCTTGGAATTGCCAACAACGCCTCGGTCAACACTACAGGAGCCGCAAGCGCGGAAACGCGCACCTACCAATTTGGGTCGTGGTTCAATTCGTTCAACGGTGGAGTCGTTCAGTACGGCACCAGCCAAGCGATCACGGGCGCCACGAATTGGACCGCAGCCAGCCAACCAGCAGCCAACGACGTCATCATGGTGGCGGTGGACATGGACAATGGGTCCATGTGGGTTGGCAAGAACGGAACATGGTTCAACAGCAGCGGCACCGCCAACCCTGCGACGAACACCGACCCGCGCTGGACCGGGCTGACCGGCACGACGTGGTTCGCGTACATGGCGGGCTACACCACCACGGCAGTCACGAGCCGCGCCAATTTCGGCCAGCGCGCCTTCAGCTACACCCCGCCCAGCGGCTTCAAGGCCCTGAACACCGCGAACCTCTCGGTTCCGACGATCAAGAAGCCCTCGCTCTACATGGACGCCACGCTGCGTACTGGCACGGGCGCGACGGCAAGTGTGTCTTCGCTGGGCTTCCAGCCGGACCTCGTGTGGATCAAGTCGCGTAGCGCGGCAACTAACCACAATCTATTTGATAGCGCACGCGGAGTGCAGAAGGGACTTGGATCCAATCTTCAGTCCGGCCAGTATACCGATGCAAACTCGTTGACTGCATTCAACACCAATGGCTATTCACTGGGCAGTGATGCTTCGTCTCGTGGTGTAAACATCAACACGAACACCTATGTGGATTGGGCGTGGAAGGAAGGGGCGGCATACGGGCTGGATGTTGTGACGTTTGCGGGAACTGGTGCTGCACAAGCCGTGAACCACAATCTCGGAGTAACGCCCGAGTTCATCATCATGCGCGTGAGCGACGATGTGGCTGCACGGACTTGGCCTTGCTGGCACAAGAACCTCACAAGCGCCTCGTACTATATTGCTCTTGAGGGTGCAGCCACTGAAACTCTCGACACCACCATGTTCAATGGCACTTCTCCGACATCTACACAGTTTACTGCTGGAAGCTACAACAGCGCCCTGACCCGAAACACGATTGCCTACGTCTGGGCAGGAGTGTCCGGCTTCTCCAAGTTCGGCAGCTACGCAGGAAATTCCAGCTCTGACGGACCGTTTGTGTGGTGCGGATTCCGACCAAAATGGATTTTTCTCAAGGGGCAGAACATCGCCGCTTCTTGGAGGCAGTACGACGCCGCGCGGATGCCAAACAATGAAGCAAAGTCGCCGCTTCTTTTCAATGCAGCGAATGCAGAGTCGGCGGAAGCCAACGGCATCGATATTCTTTCAAATGGCTTCAAGTTGAGATGGTCTGATAACTCGATCAACGGAAGCGGTAGCACATACATTTTCGCTGCGTTTGCCGAAGCTCCATTCAAGTACGCGAGGGCACGATGATCCCTATCCTGTATGCGTTGTGGTGCGGACTCTGCTGGCGGCTGCGCGGTGGGGCACTCAACCAGCTTACCAGCATGGTGGGCATCCATGTGGGCACGGGTATCACGCGCATCGTCACCAGCGCCCTCATCGTGGCTCCCCTCACTTACCTCCAGTGGCACCTGGCGGCGATGTGGCCCTTCGTCTTCGCGGCGATGACTCTCCCCTACTTCGACAAGAGCATGGGCCTGGAGGAGAAGGGCCGCGACCACTTCTACTTGGCGCTGTGGGGAGTGGCGGTGGCCGCCCTGTGCATCGCCCCCCTCGCTTGGTACAACCCGTGGGTCCTCCTCAACTCGCTGGGCGGCATCCTCTTCATGGTGGCCTATGCCGCCAACAAGCCCCTGGGCGGCAACTGGACCGAAAGGGCCGAGTGCTGCGTGGGCTTCCTCCTTGGCCTCCTCCTGTGGGTGTCCCTCCATGGATGACACCACCAAGAACCTCATCGATACGGCATCGCTAGTCACCGTGGTGGGTACCTTCGCGGGACTCCTCCCCGCCATCGCCGCCCTCTTCACCATAGTGTGGACCGCGCTGCGCATCTACGAGAGCAAGACGGTGCAGGGCTACCTGGAGAAGAAGCGTGGCGGAAGCTCCTCGTAGTCCTCGCCTCATCACGGCACCCGCCAAGCCCGGCGTCAACCGGGAGCTTACCCGCTACGCGGGCGAGGGCGGCTGGTACGACGGCGACAAGGTAAGGTTCCGCTACGGCCAGCCCGAAAAAATTGGCGGCTGGCAGAACATCAACGGCGTGGGGGACACCACCACGGTACCCGGCGTGGGCCGCTCCCTCTTCACGTGGGTCAACCTGGCGGGCACCATCTACCTCGCGGTGGGCACCAACTCCCACCTCATGGTGTGGGACGGCGGCAAGTACTACGACATCACCCCCGTCGACACTTCGGTTTCCGCCTCCAACATCATCAGCACCTCGGCGGGCTCCACCACCATCACGGTTTCAGTGTCGGCCCACGGCCACTCCACCGGCGACTACTTCTACTTCACCTCGGTGGTCGCGACGGTGGGCGGCAACATCTATCCGGTCAGTGCACCCCTGGGGGGCTTCTCCATCACGGTAGTAAATGCCAACAGCTTCACCATCAACACGGGGGTCACTGCCGCCGCCACATCTGCTTCCTCGGGCGGCGTGGCCACGGGCTTCTTCATCCATCCTTCCGGGTTCGGCAGCAATGCCGCCAGCTTCGGGTGGGGCGCGGGCGTGTGGAGCGGCGGCCAGGGCTGGGGTACTCCCGCCTCTTCAGCCTTCGTGGCCCCGCTGCGCTACTGGAGCATGGACAATTGGGGTGAGGACCTGGTGGCATCCCCCCGCAACAACGGCATCTACTATTGGGATTCCTCGCAGGGTACCGCCAAGCGAGCCTACCAGGTTACCGCCACCCCCTCCCAAAATACGCAGATCCTGGTGAGCCCCGAAGATAGGCACCTCATCTCCTTCGGGTGCCCCGACGCCCTGACCTCGGTAGTGAACCCCCTCTACATCCGGTGGTGTTCGCAGGAGGACATCAACGATTGGACGGCCTCGGCAACCAACACGGCGGGCGACAAGGTCCTCTCGGGTGCCTCCAAGATCGTGGCAGCAAGGCGCACCCGGGGCCAAATCCTCATCTGGACCGACGAGAACCTCTACAGCATGCAGCAGGTTGGTCCCCCGTATACCTTCGGGTTCCAACTCATCGGCACCAACTGCGGGGTGCTGGGCCAGAATGCCATGACGGAGGTGGGGGGCCGCACCTACTGGATGGCCGACGAGCGCTTCATGATGTATGATGGTGCGGCGGCGCGACCCCTGAAGTGCGACGTGCTGCGCTACGTCTTCGAGGCCCTGGATCGCACCCAGCTAGACAAGATCGTGTGCGGCTCCAACACCTCCTACAACGAGGTCATCTGGTTCTACCCCACCACCTCGGGCGAAGTGGACTCCTACGTCATCTACGACTACATGCAGAATCTGTGGTCAATCGGCACCATGGTGCGCACGGCGTGGATCGACCAGGGCATCGCCACCTACCCCATTGCCGCCGAGTATGCCGGCAGTGCCACCAAGCTCTACTATCATGAGTATGGCAACGACGCCGACGGAGCGGCCCTCCCATCCTACATCGAGAGCAATCTCTTCGATCTGGACGCGGGCCAAGAGTTGATGTACATGGATAGGATCATCCCCGACTTCTCCGATAGGAATGGGGATGAGATGCCGGGCAACGTCGAAATTACGCTGCACACCCTCAAGTACCCCAACACTCCGACGGCGCAGGAAGTCACGAAGGGGCCCTTCACCGTATCGGCGCAGACGCAGAAGATCGACCTGCGTATACGGGGGCGCCACGCATATTATCGCATCGACGGGGATGGTGTCAACACCTCGTGGCGCTTGGGTGCCATGCGTTTTCGGGTGGCCCCCGACGGTGAGCGATGAAGCCCCTCCTGCCCCTTCCCCCTCTCTCCCTCCAGCCCGACGCCCAGAGTGCGTGGGGTGAGTTGGTGCGCGTCCTCAACCTCTACCACGGCCAGGTGGTGACGGGCCCCGGCGTGACAGGCTACGCTGTCTCTGGTACAATCCCAGCTAGCGCCACCATCGATCTGGGGAACATTACCGTCACGGCGGTGGCCAACACCCTCGTGAAGTTGCTTTCCGACCTGCAAGACAAGGGTCTCGTAAAGGTGGACAAGACATGAATCCTTTCCAGAGCTACGCCTACGGCTACACAAGTCCCTACAACTTTCCCCCCGAGGCTCCGCGCACGCTGGAACCCATGCCCGTCTATTCCCCGCGCAATGCCGGCTACATGGGCATCTATGGGACGCAGCCCACCCGCGAGGAGACCCCCGTTTCTCCCGGCGTTTCCTCCGTCATTCGGGGAATGCAGGAGGGAAGTGCGGGAGAAGGTTCCCGCGACAACCCCGCCACCGCCGGGGGAACAGCTACCACCGACAACTTCCGAGACTTTGCTGTAGCAGCCCTGGCGGGGCTAAACCCCATGACGGCAGCCCTGAGCGTCCTGGGGCAGATGGCTATCAATCCCACTGTGCAGCCCACTAATCCCTCCTTAGTGGGACTTCTTTCCGCTGCCGCCGATAAGGCGGGGGATATCTTTGGGGGTGGGTTCAACGGCCCAGGCGGCAGGGCGGCAGGAGCCCCTGAAACCATCGGCGGGGTGTCGGAAGCTGACATGGCTGCGGCAGCTCAATCTGAAATGGACGCTGCCGCTGCTGCCGCTGCTGCCGAAGTTGCCGCTTCTCCCGCAGGGGCAGACATCGCCGCAGGCCAGGGTTCTGAGTGGGCGCGCGGGGGCTACGTCCCCGGCCACAGCGGCGGCATGGACGACGACGTGCCCGCCGTCATCGATGGGAAGGGGCCGGCGAGGTTGTCCTCCGGGGAGTTCGTCTTCGATGCCGCCACCGTAGCGGCGCTGGGGGATGGCAACAACACGGCGGGTGCCAAGAAGCTCGACGGGCTCCGCAAGGCAATCCGCAAGAAAGCCTACGGCCACGAGAAGCAGCCGCCCAAGAACTACAGCGTGGGCGACCTCGTGAGGCTCTATGATAAGGGTCGCTAAGGAGGGGGATATCCCCGCCATCGGGGCCCTCCTCGTGGAGATGCATGCGGGGGCACCCGTGGGGCTGCCTCCCATCGCTCCGCACAAGGTTGAAGCTGCCCTCGGGGATTGCCTTCAGGGGGGTCGCATCTTCCTTGCCCGCAAGGGGGATAGGCTCGCGGGTGTCCTCGCCCTCCAGGAGGGAGAACATTGGTACTCCCACGGCAAATTCCTGGGGGACCTCGTCTTCTATGTGGCCTCGTGTGCGCGCACCTCACGCATCGCTTCCCACCTGTTGCGCGCTGCCCTCGAATATGCTACTATGAGGGAACTCCCCCTCCTAATGGCAGTGGTGCATGGGGAGGACGTGGTGCGCAAAGATGCCTTCTATGAGCGCCACGGATTTACCCGCGTGGGCGGCGTCTACTCAAGGGGTTTCTGATGGGTTTCCTTTGCAAGTCCAGCACCTCGACGCAGCCCACTACGACCGTTCAGTCGTCGCAGTTCCCATCGTGGTACGAGGATGCTCTCAAGCAGATCGTCGAGGCCGGCGAAGCCGAGGTGAGGGCCACCCCCTACGAGTATTACGACCCGTCGCAGCGCATTGCCCCACTTAGCGCCACGGAGCAGCAGGCCATTGGAGCAGCCCCCCAGGCCGCAGGGGCCTACATGCCAGGGCTGGCCGCCGGCTTTGAAAGTGCTGCGATGGGCTCGCGGGGGGTGGGCGATATCGACTACTCCCAGTACATGAACCCCTACACTCAGTACGTCACCGATATCGCCAAGCGCGAGGCCGTGCGCGACTACGAGAAGATGCGGCCCCAGATGGGCTTCCAGGCCAGTAGGCAGGGTGCCTTCGGCGGGGCGCGCTACGGTGTGCAAGAAGCGGAGGCTGAAAGGAATTTGGGCCAGCGCCTCGCGGATATCCAGCAGACGGGGCAAGAGCGGGCCTTCACCTCCGGTACCGCCCTCGCGCAGCAGGAAGCCCAGCGGCAATTGCAGGCGGCCCCCCTCTTCTCCCAGATGGGCGCGCAGGCGCAGCAGTTGGGTCTGGGTGGCCTAGATGCCATCATGAAGAGCCAGGCTCTCCCGCGCCAGTTGGAGCAGCAGCAGCGTGACCTCGCCTTCCAGGAGTACCTGCGGGGCCAGCAGTATGGGATGGGCCAGCTTGGTCAACTCGGGGGTCTCCTCCGGGGGGCGCAGCCGGGTGCCACCACCACGACGCAGGGGCAGACCCTCATCCCGCAGATGTCCCCGCTGCAGACTGCTGCGGGCCTCGGCCTCACTGGTGCCAGCATCTACAACCTCATGGGGTACGGTGGCTCGCCTTCAGGTCTTGCTGCCAATTGGGCCAGCCGCATGAGCCCCACTGCACTCGGCTTGCCTGGATTCTAATTCATGCCGACCAACGAAGTACTCGACAAGTACTACGAGGAGAGGTTTGCGCGGGGGGACGTATCCTCCCCGTTCTACGGCGTGTACTATCACGAGACGCGCGATTCCCCCAACAGGGCCACGGCGGGCAGCAAGTATTACGGTCCCATGCAGCTTGGGGCGGATGCCGCCAAGGACCTCAAGGTCAATCGGTACAACCCCTACGAGAACATCGAGGGCGGCCTTACCTTCCTCAAGAATATGCAGAAGAAGTACGGCGACGACAACAAGGCACTCGCCGCCTACAATTGGGGGCCCGCCAAACTTGACCGGCACCTCCAGGTGCATGGCGAGGATTGGTACGGGAAGCTGCCCCGCCAGGTGCGCGACTACATCACCCAGGTGCGCGTAAAGGATCCCGTTTTCCGGCGAGCCACCGAAGCCAAAGAAGATGAGCTTCGCGTGTCGCGCCCCTCTGGGGCCGCCTCCCAGCCCACGCGCAAGGGCAGCTTGGACATCTACGACATCCAGCAGATGTTCAGCAATGTCGGGGAATACCCGCCCGGCGTCGATATGTTCTCCCGAGGTTGACCATGGCTGATTTCCGCGATCCTAATGCGATGTCCTTCGAGGAACTGCGCGCACTTACGCGGAATCCTCAGTTCCGGCACCTTCCTCCGGAGTACAAGCAGCGGGTTTACGAGGAGCTGGAGCGCATTCCGCAGGTTGAGCGGGCCCCCGCGTTTCGCCCCGAGGTGGCACAGCAGCAGGAAGCGGAGCGACAGGAGCGGCGAATTCTGCGGGAAGGTGCTCCCGTCGCTACTGGAGTTGTGCCGCCCGCCCCGGCCCCGCCGGCTCCCCAGCCTACCCCGTCTCCCCTTGAAATCCTTTCCGCCGATACCGTGCAGCCCCCGGGCGGAAGCGCCACTCCGGGAGATAGGACCCAGCCAGATCTGGGGCGCTCGAATATAGATCGCCTGCTGTCCGGTGGGGCGGGGTCACCCCTGCGCTTCACTCCGTTCAAGCCGCCGGAGCCCCTCAACGAGGGGGAGATTCGCGAGCGCATGCTCAAGGGGATGCCCGAGGAGCGCAAGGCCGAGGAGACCTACAAGGCCGACCCCTACATGACGATGCTGCAGACGGGCCTTCGCATCTTGGCGGCCAAGCCGGAGTTGGGTCGCAGTGGCCTCAACGTCATCTCGGAGCCCCTCGCCAAGGGTGTCGAGCAGTATCGGGGCGAGAAGGAGAAGGAGCGGGCATCCAAGCGCGAGGAGGCGAAGGAGGCCCGGACGGAAGCCTATCGTCGCTACGAGTCCCAGCGGGGAGTCGAGAGCAAGCTGCTTGAACTTGGGCAGGCGGAGCGCCAGCGTAATGTGGCCGAGCAGCAGTTGCGCTTCCTCATCGAGAAGGGCGGTAGCGAAGAGGGGCGGGAAGCTGCCAAGCTGGCCCTGGCCCGCGCGGAATTGGAACTCAAGCGGGAAGTGGAGCGCACCCAGATGCGACCCGGCCAAGCCTACCAGATCGTCGTGGACCTGGAGCGGGAGCGCGGGGAGCTTGAGCGCATCCCCGAGAACCAGAGGACGCCGGAGCAGCGCTCGCGCCTTGAGAGCATTCCCATCCTGCGGGCGGCAGCCCAGCGCGCTGGCGGTGCCTACATCGGGGCGGAGGGTCGTCAGTCTGTTGCGGGTGAGGCCCAGCGCATCGAGGAGACCCGCAGGCTCAATGAGATTATTGCCAACCCGCTGACGGATCCCGCAGTCAGGGAAGTGGCGCGGCGTGACCTACTTGCGCTGAGGGGGGCACTTCCCCAGGCTCTTCCCCCTGCCCCCAGGTGACGAATGGCAATTCCGCTCAAGGTCGAATGGGATGATGCTACCTCCCAGTGGGTGGAGGCCCGGGGCAAACCTGGTGCCCTGAACGCCGAATGGAATGGCGTCGAGTGGGTGCAGGGCAAGAACCCCGAGGGTCCGGGTGCCCTCTCCCGTGGTATTACCACAGGGGTGGAAACCACCAAGGGGCTCCTCTCGGAGGCGCTGCCCGCCCTTGTCCAGAGTGCCTTTGGGTACGATGAGGCTGCCCAGAAGAACCTCCTTGAGTACCAGGAGCGCCTGAAGAAGCTGCAGGAGTCTGGGCTGGGCAGCCGGGTGGGCCTGGAGGACATCAAGGATGTCGGGTCCTTCTTCTCCTTCCTAGGCGAGAGCGTGGGCGAGGGCGCGGTGAGCCTTGCTACCGCCGCCATTCCGGGCGTGGGCCTGGGGGCCGCAGGTGCTTCCACGGTGGGACGAGCCGCTGTGTCGCGCGCCGCCGGAAAAGTGGCATCCACCGCCGCTGAGACTGCCGCCAAGGAGATTGCCAAGAGGGAAGCTGCCGGTATCGCCGTTGACGCGGGTACGCGCGCTGCCATCGAGAAGGCTGCTTTGGAAGCTGCCCCCGCCCTCATCGGCAGGAACTGGGGGCAGATGGCCGGGTTGGCCCTGGGCTCCGCCGCCCAGAATATGCCGGAGACCTTCGCCAAGATCTACACCGAGACGGGCGAGATGCGGCCCGAGGTGGCGACACTGGTTGGCGGCCTCAAGTCCTCCCTCGACATACTGGGTCCCCTCCAACTCATCAAGAAGACGAGGGGCATCGACTTCTCGGAGAAGCTCTCCGATGTGCTGGCGGGCCGCCTCCTCAAGGGGATGCCGGGTACGGCGGGGGCCATCGGTGGTCTCCTCGAATCCGCCGCCCTCGAAGGTCTCACCGAGGGTACCCAGGAGCTACTTGACCAGCTTGCCATTGCCACGCTGGCGGACAAGTCCATCAACTGGAAGGACATCGCGGAAGCCTCCCTCAAGGGTGCCTTCGGTACGATGCTGCCCGGCGCGGCTGCTGGCTTCGTGGGGCAAAGGGCGAAGGCCCGCGAGGCCGCCCAGTTGGGGGAGATGCGCCAGGAGCAGCAGGCCGAAGAGCAGCGCCAAGTGGAGTTGGCCCAGCGGTATGCCGAATTGGGCGATGAGCCTCCCAGGCAATACACTCCGCGCGAGATGGCCCTCATGGAGGTGCGCTCTTCGTTTCCGGGCATCACCATTAACGATGACGGCACCATCGACATGGAGGCCGCCGCCCGTAAAATCGAGGAGACGGTAAAGCCCAGCGAGCGCAAAAAGGCCCTCAAGGAACTGCGCAAGGTTGAACTTACCGTCGCAGACATTCTCTTCGAGCGCGAGCAGGCCCTCAAGACCGAGGGTGAAACCAAGCTCCGCCAAGAGCAGGAGGTCCAGCAGCGCCGCCAGCAAGAGCAGGAAGCGATACAGAGGGATGAGGAGATCCTTGCCCGAGGTCAGCAGGATCCTACCCTCATGCAGGACGAGACGTTCCGTGGGGAATTTCTCGATGCCCAGCGTCGCCGTGATGCGCGCGTCCAGGCCCGGCGAGCCGAGGAAGCCCGGCGTCAGCGCGAAGCCGATGAGATGATGGGCAACTGGCGGCCCGAGGATGAGATCAAGTCTCCGCCCCCCACTGGCATCCAGCGCATCCCTGAAACTGTACGCGTCACTCTCCTGGATGCGGGGTATAGGTTAGATCAGATTGCCAAGATGACCCCCGAGGGGGCGCAACAGGTTGCGGCATCCCTCCGGCGGGAAGAGACCCTGCCCGGGGCAGAAGAGCCCACCAAGCTGCTTCAGGGTGAGCGCCAGGTTGTCGAGGATTTCATCCGCGAGCAGCCGCGCAACGCTCCCATTTCCCTTGATATCCTGCAGCAGCGCCTTGCCGATCAGGGCCGCGATGTCACTCTTGCCCAGGCGCGCGACATCCTCTCTCAATACGTGGAGACGCGCCCACCTGCCCTCAGGGTGGTGGAGGGGAAGACCCAGTATCCAACCAAGCCGGGCAAGGGCTTCCGGGGTCCCATCAATGTGCCGGGGGATGTGCGCCTCCTCGAAGAGGACGGCCAATTCTCCAAGGTGGGCGGTCGCACCGAGAAGGCTGCTCCCCGGGAGCGCACCACCGATGTGCTGGACCGGGTGCATAATGCCCTCGTGGATATGCCCGAGGGTACCCCTGTGGGCAAGCGGGAAATCGACAACATAGTTCGGGGGCTTGGGGCCGAGCCTCTCTCCTCCAGAGGACTTTCCGATCTCTACCGCACCCTGAGGCAACGGGGTGTGCTGGGCCAGCTTACCCCCAGGGGTTACCTGGTGCAGCGGGCCGAGCCCATCGTCAACATCCCCGAGGTAGAGGGGCCTCCGCCAGCACCCGCTGCCCGTAGCGCAAGTCCGGGCACCGAGGTGTCGCGCCCCGTCACCCCGCTGCAGGGCACCCTGCAGAATCCCCCGGCGGGGCTTACCCCGCAGCAGTACGAGGCGATGCGCAACCGCGTCATTCGCATGGACCCCAAGAAGATCCTGACCAAGAAGGATCTGGATGCCGCAGGGGGCCCGGGGGTTGAACTCACCCAGCAGCAGGCCAAGGACATCTGGGAAGCCCTCTCCTCCAACGGGGATGTGAAGCGCGCCGGGCTGGGTTTCCGCGTCAACCCCGAAGCGGAGTTGTCCACCCAGTTTAGGGACGAGGGCAGCCCGCGCACCGACAGGCCCACTGAGGTCACCGGGCAGGAACTCCTCGACAAGGGCACCCGCAACAAGCTATATGGTCTGGGGTATACCCGCGAGGACATTAACGGGATGTCCCCCGAGGAAGCGCGGGACGTGGCGGAGCGCCGCGAGAAGAAGCCCCCCGCCGCCCAAGCGATGTCCGAGAGCCTGGCAGAGCAGCATGCCCGGGATATCGGTGGCCGGGTGGTGTGGCAGGAGGGTAACCTCGCCCTCGTCCAGACTAGCTCCATGCTGGGCAGCACCATCTATGTGCTCGTCAAGGGTGACAGGCTACTGCCGGTTAGCCTCGATAGGGTCCTGGGCAACGCCCCCCTCACCAAGGAGGAGTTGGCGAAGCTGCGGAAGGCGAGCGCCGACGTGGTTACCGCTGAGAATAAGGAGGCTGCTGCCAATCCCAACGGCCCCTTCAAGGCGGGCGAGAAGCTGCACGTATCCTCCGATGTCAAGCCGGAGGTGGCAGGGATTGTCCGCGAGTGGATGGGTATGCTGGGGCTGGGCGGACAGCGCATCCTCCTGGTTACCCCCGAGGCCGCGCGGGAGATGTCGAACAAGTTTGCCGGCAAGTGGCGCAGGCTTTTTATAGCAGAAAGCCGTTTTTCTTCTGGGAGGGGTAACCTCGGACTTTCCATTCCCCTGGGAGAGGGGGATCACGCTATAGTTATTCGCCCGGGAATGCCCATCGTCAAGACGCTGGAAATCCTGGCACACGAGATGGGGCACATCGTAGAGAAGGTGGCCCTGCAGAATGCTTCCCCCGAGGTCAGGAGGCGCATCGAGGCTGCCTTCAAGAAGTTCCAGGCGGAGAACCTTCCCAAGTCGGCGCGCGAATACGCCGAGGCGATGCGGGCTCTGCGCAGCGGGCGTACCATCCAGAGCGCGGGAGATTTTCCCGCCAAGGAACTCACCCTCTATTGGCGGTCGTTTGGCGAGTGGTTCGCGGATCAGGTTGCCCGGTGGGCCACCACCCAGGAGAAGCCCCTTACGGCGGTGGACAAGTTCTTCAAGAAGCTGGCTGATACCCTGCGCCGGTTCTTCACGGGGGCGCGCAGCAAGTTTGCCCCTTCACAAGAAGTAGCCGAGTGGCTCAACTCGCTGCAGGATACGATGCCCCCTTCGGCCACCGAAGCCGGGATCCCCCAAGCCATGTCCTCTTCGCGGAGGGGCGAGCCCGCCGAAAAAAGTATTCGACCCGGAAAGCCGCCACCTAAAGGGTGGGGAATTTCTGAGGTATATGATGACAAGGGAAACGTAACAGGTGAGCGAGCCCGCAGTCATTATTTGTGGGAATTCTACGAGGGTAAGCCGCAAGACTACAGTGTAAAATTTAATACCGCTAAGGAACTCAACGATTACATTCGGTCGGGCGCAGACCTCATAGTTTATCGCGGAGTCAGGCAAAAAGAAAATAAGGCAGCAGGGTATTTTTGGACGCCGGATTTTTCAGTGGCTCGCGAAATCTACGCGGGGCTGCCAAACGAAGATGAGGATGGCGGCACTGTTGTCGCCATGCTGATTCCCAATGAAACTTTGGCTGAAACTACAATATCTGAAAAGGAAGTTCCGCTTTCAAATATCCCGGAAATAACTGCGATCAAGCAAAATATTCTAGCCGAGGAGGGTTTTGAGTTTGTAATTCCTCCCTCCATGCACGGCAAGGGAATCCGAATCAAATCGGAAAATCAAGACTCTCTATCGGAAGAAATTCCGAGGCATCTTGTCGATCTAATTTCAAATCCTGTGAGAATGCCGGGTATCCCCCAAGCCATGTCTTCCGACCTGGGTCGTCGCGGGTTCCTGCGGGGAATGGGGCAGGCGGCTGCTGCCGTGAGTCCAACGGGGCGGGCATTGGCGTCGGCAGGCGCGGGGGCGGGCAAGGCCGCCGACATGGTCACGACCATGCGCGACATCATTTCGGGCAAGGGTATTCCGGGGTTGCCTTCCGATTGGCATGCCAAGGGCAGGCAAATCAAGGATGCCATGAACAGGGCAGAATCCAATGTTGAGCGCGTATGGCAAGATTATTTTGACCTGCGCAACGATGGCAGAGTTTCTAAGGCGGGAGAAACGCGAAACCCAATTCAAAGCAGAATTCAAGTACAGATAGTGGCTTATCGCGAAAAACAAGCTGACATCGGAAAAGCTTTACGTGAGATCGATGCGGAAAGCAGCACCGAGGTCATCAAAAACATTCTTGAGCAATCGGGTAATTCTGTTTTTGCAGATGAATTCGATGCTGTAATAAATGGATACGATTACAATTCACTCATATCTATGTTGCGCACCGGCATCCCCGCATTTAAACCAAGCTCCGACTATGTAGTTTTTCGTCATCGCGAAGAATATACTATGAAAGCGGCAGCCTTAGAGGGAAGTACTAAATGGGATAGATTAATGATGGATGGAGAGATTGCGGAATTACCAACAAATTACATAGAAGATGCGGGAAATTTTCGTAGAAGCACCTACGACATATTAGACATACTGACATCGAACAATTTCGATAAACCGGAAAATCGTCAAGCTTTTGCGGAGTTTATTCGCAAGAACGTAGAATCTGACCATCCGTTTTCGCAACCAATTTCGGAGTGGCCAGCGGAGTTTTTTGACAGACTTGACAAAATGCTCGAAGAGTCACGGGAAGACTTTGCGATTTTCCGCAAAGCCAAGGAGATCGTCAGCAAGATTCCCGCTTCTACCATCTACTCAATGTACCAGAATACCCGTAAAGCCTCGGCCATGGTGGAGAATGTACTTGGAGTAGAACTCCCAAAGCTGCAAGAGCTTGGTCAAAAAGTAACCTCCACAATTCGTGACTTCAAAGACGTAGTCGATAAGAAAGTTGAAACAAAGAAGCGTCAGGAAAAACTTCGACAGGAAAACATTCCAGTTGGTCGCGAGCAGTGGACGACGCTGGGGCAGGACCGGGCGTGGCGCGCCATCTCCGAGTTCTTCCCCGAAGTCAACTCGCAGGAACTCAACCTGCCGAAGGGCAACAAGGATCTTGCGGAGTTTGCCCGCAAGCTGAATGATGATATCAATAGGCAGGTGGAGATGGGGGAGCCCGCCACCAAACCCTACGATTGCAGGTAAGAGATGGCCAATAGTTGCAACCCCCAGAGGTCCAAGGTGCTTACCCCCGCTTTCCAGCGGGTGGAGGTGCAGCGCCAGCAGCTTGAGGCGATGAAGGCGGGGGACGAGCCATTCCGCGCCATGAACGGCTTCCTCAAGTTCATGTCGGGCTTCGTCTCGCTGGACAACCTGGCTACCACTTGGCCCCAGTTGCGCCCCTATGTCAACGCCCTGAAGACGGGCGAGCAGATTCGTAGCCGCCTGAACTACGAGTATGCCGAGTCGATGCGCAAGGTGGCCGACCTCGACACCAAAGAGGGGCGGGCCATCACCCGCATCATGGAGGTGGAGGATGCAGAGGGCCGCCTCGCCACCGAAAACGCCGATGGCACCGCTACCATCACGGCGCAGCAGGATCACGTCGGCGTCAAGAAGGGCGAGACGGTAACCCTCCCCAAGAAACTGAATGATACCCGCAAGGAAATCCGGCGGGTGATGGACGAACTCTTCACCCACATGATCGATTCCACCAAGGTGGCGATGGGGTATGGGCCCAACGAGACACCCATGGGCAGGGATGCCCTCATCCTTCGGCGCATGGAATCCATCCGCAAGGAGGGCTACATCCCCCATATCCGCAAGGGGCGCTGGGGCATCACCTACAACCTCAACGGGCAGATGCACCTCCAGGACTTCGGGTGGAATCCCATCAAGGGTTTCCAGGGCGGGGGCAAGCAGCAGGCCCTCAAGCGCATCGAGGAGCTACGGAAGCTGGGGGCCACCGAGATCTCCCAGCCCTTCGACATGGTGGAGCGCAAGGAACTTCTCAAGCAGTTCCTCCCCAAGGTCGATGCCATCACCAAGATGGATATCCTCTTTACGGCCATCCTCAATCCCAAGAAGAATGGCAGGGCTAGCTTGGAGGAGGTGAAGGACATCCTTCAGTCCCTCAGGCAGGAAGCTGCCGTGCCCATGGCCCGCCTGCGCAAGCGCGAGAACATTCCGGGGTGGCTCACCCCCGAGAATTACGATACCTACCTCCGTAGTATCTTCGCGCCGTTCGTGGCATCCACTTCCGATTGGGTAGCCAACAAGGCCACCGAGGGGCTGCGCCGGGAGGCGATGGCCTCCATCAAGAACGACCCCAAGTTGCTGGATATCGCCAACACCCAGGAGGAGTACCTTCATAGCAACGAGGCGCGCACCGCCCAGTTGAAGGCCCTGGCCTTCTTCTATACGCTGTGGGGCAACCTCTCCTCTGCCGTCGTCAACTTCACCCAGATTCCCCACGCCTCCCTTCCCTTCCTGGGCGCGGCGGGTGGCACCGGCAACGCCGCCATGCAACTCGGGCGGGCCATCAAGGATATCACCAAGGCCTTCACCTTTTCTGCGGGGGGTGACCCCGTTGAAATCGAGAAGCTGGCGGGCAAGGTGAGTCCCGCCGAGTTGGAGATGCTGCGAGAGGGCTTGAAGCGGGGCCACTTCCAGGCTATGCTTTCGCGCGACCAGGCCCCTACCCAGCTTGCCAGCAGCCAGGTAAAGGAGTTGTACGCGGCGGGTAAGCTCATCGGCAAGGTGGTGGAGGTAGGCTCTTACGCCTTCACCGCCGTGGAGACGATGAACCGAATGGCCACGGCCCTCGCTGCCTTCAGGATGGCGCAGGACAAGAAGACCTTGGACACCCTGGGCAAGTTCGGGAAGAATGTGGGGGTGGAGGTCAACGACCCCATGGAGGCCGCCTTCTTCGCCTCTGATAACACCCAGGGTACGATGTCCAAGGCCTTTCGCGCGCGCTACATGCACGGGATGGCCCTCGGGGTCCTCACCCAGTTTGCCGCCTTCCCCATCTTCATGCTGGGCCTCTTCAACAAGTCGATGCGCTACTACGGGGGCAACCTCGCCAACTCCCCAGAGGCGCGCAAGATGACGACGCTCCTCTTCATGGGCGTCATGTCCACCTCGGGGATTTGGGGCCTGCCCTTCCTTGCTCCGGCGGGCGATGCCCTCGATTGGTTCACCCGCAAGTTCGGGGTGGAGTTGGGCATCAGTCCCACGGCGGTGCGCGCGCAGGTGCGCGAGGCCCTCCAGGATATGTTCAAGAGTGTGCCCGCCCTCAACTTCTTGGGGACCCCCGCCGAGTTGGCCGACATGGTCCTCAACGGGCCGTTCCGCGCCTCGGGGGTGGATATCTCCAAGCGGACGGCGCTGGACATCATCCAGTTCAATCCGCTGCAACTCGATTGGACCAACTTCGGTCCCCTTGGGGGCGCAGTGGGCGGCGGCATCCGTGACTTCCTGGCCTACAAGAGCAAGGGCGAGGACGCCATGGCCTACGCCTCCCTGGCCCCCTTGATGGTCCGCAACATCGTCAAGTCCCAGGTGATGCAGGAGTCCGGCTTCATCACCCCCGGCAAGATCGAGCCGGCGGTGCCCGCCAAGGAGATGCGGGAGGCCGTCGATGTGGCCAAGGTGGCAACGGGCTTCACTCCCACGAAGGTGGCGGTGGGCCGCGAGAAGCTGGAGGAGACCAAGCAACTCGGCACCAAGATGGACGAGGCGCGGCAGTCCTATAGCGACAAGATTGCCACCGCCCTCAACAAGTCCCTCAATGCGCTGGATGCCGAGGCCCGCGTGAAGTACCGGCAAGAAGCCAACGAGTACTTCAAGGAGATTGCCCAATATGATAGGGGCAAGCCCCTCCGAGATCGCATCATCCAGGATCCATCCTCCTTCAACACCAGCATCCAGAACAAGCTGAAGAAGATGCAGTTGGGCCCCGAGCGCCTGGAAGCGGTACCCAAGGGGGTTCGTGGGGAGTATGCCGCCAGATTGCGAGAGTAATATAGCTTGACTTTCGAGGGCATGCCCCCTAAGATTCAGGCATGCTGCACATCTTCATTGGCTATGACTCTAGGGAGGACATCGCCTACAAGGTAGCCGCGCATAGCATCAAGCGGCATTGTAGCGTTCCCTGCGTCATCACCCCGCTCAAGCTGGACTCCCTGAAGGCTGCAGGGAAGTACTGGCGCACACTCTACCGGGAAGGCAATCAGATGATCGACATGGGGGACGGCAAGCCGTTCTCCACGGAGTTCTCTTTTTCGCGCTTCCTTGTGCCCCACCTGGCCCGCCAGAACGGCATCGAGGACCTCGTTGTCTTCGTGGATTGCGACTTCCTCTTCTTCGAGGACATCGCAAAGATGCTCCAGTTCTGTGATCCCGAGCGGGCAGTCTCGGTGGTGCAGCACAAGTTTCGTCCCAAAGAAGCCGTCAAGATGGACGGGGTTGCGCAGCAGCAGTACCACCGCAAGCTGTGGTCCTCCCTCATGGTTCTGAATCCCCTGCACCCCCATTGCAGGAAGCTGGACCTCGAAGCGGTCAACACCCAGAAGGGGTCGTGGCTGCACGGTTTCGAGTGGACGGATTCCATAGGGGAGATCGACGAGACGTGGAACTGGCTTCCATATCACAGTCCCACCACGCGCTACTCTTACGAGAACGCGAAGGCCATCCACTTCACTGACGGGGGACCGTGGTTCCCCAACTACAAGGACGTTCCCTACGCCGCCGCATGGAATGCGGAGAAGGCGCTGGTTGAACACGAGTTCTACAACTGGAACCATAAGGTGGACCTCTTCCGATGAGAATCGTTACTTCTTGGGGGCCGAAGGGCTGGGACCTCTACGGCAAGAACTTCCTCGAGTCAACTCGCCTGTGGGACTCCAACATCTCCCTCACCATCTACGTGGATGGGATGGATCCCTCGGAGGTTTCATGCCAGCACCGGGCCATCGACGTCAAGCGCCTTGAGGAAGTCGAGGGTTTCAACGAATTCAAGCGGGCCCACGCGGACAAGGATGGGAACACCCCGGAGGGTTACAACTACCGTCTGGACGCCGTGAAGTTCTGCGCGAAGGTCTTCGCTCTCCACGATGCGGCTCGTGACCCTGCGCCCTTCCTGTGGCTCGACGGCGATGTACTCACTACAAAGCCCCTCACCATCGGGTGGCTCCACGAGATATGTAAGGGGCACGTCACCCACCTGGGCCGGAAGGGCATCAACTACTCGGAGACGGGCTTCATCTACTTCGCCGGGAATGAGGGGCGCACCCTCATAGCCGATATGTACGACATCTACATGACGGGGGAGATCTTCAACTACAGCGAGTGGACCGACGCCTTCATCTTCGAGCGTGTCCTCCAGATGCACAAGATGCATGGGCTGGAGGCCGTCAACCTCGTGGACCCCGACTACGTGGGGCTCGACGCCTTCGAGAACAGCCCGCTGAAGGAGGTCTTCACCCACCTCAAGGGGGCTCGCAAGAACACCAAGGTG